GTATCATGGGTGAACTTGATCATCCTCAGTCTCTGCAAATCAACCTCGATCGTGTTTCCCACGTGATCACAGAACTCCACATGCAAGGTAACGACGCATACGGAAAAGCACGTCTGTTGAACACACCTATGGGCAACATCGCACGTGAATTGATTAACAGCAACGTTAAAGTTGGTGTATCAAGCCGTGGCGCTGGTAACGTAAATGAAGGTGGTGACGTAAGTGGTTTTCAATTCGTCACAGTCGACATCGTTGCTCAACCGTCCGCACCTGGTGCATATCCTGGTTCGATCTATGAATCACTTGAGCTTGCAAAGAATGGTCACAACATTGTCTCACTTGCTGAGGATGTTCGTAACGATCCAGCTGCTCAGAAATACCTGAAGAAAGAGATTCTAAAGTGGCTTTCTAACGGGCTTTTCACAAAAAACTAAGACGTTTTTGGAAAGCAACAGGGAAGACTAACCACTTGAAAACCAGAGGGAAATAGCACAGTAAAGACCGTGCGTCCCCGTATAACAGACTAAGCGTGATAAATAAATCATGCAAGAAACCAACTTGTTAAGGAGAACTAGTGATGGAAGAACTGCTTAAGAAACTGCTTGCTGCAGAAGTACTGACAGAGGAAACAAAGCAAGAGCTCGAAGCAGCTTTCAAGAAACACCTCGAAGGTGCTGAAGAGAAAGCTCGTGAAGAAGCTGCTGCTGGAGTGACCGCTGAACTCAACGAACAATGGATCACAGAGCGCGAAACTCTGATTGAAGCCCTCGATGAGAAAGTGTCAGAAGTTCTCACAGAAGAGCTAAAAGAACTGAAAGATGATATCGAGCGTTTCCGCGACCTCGAAGCTGAATATGCTGACAAACTCGTCGAATCGAAGGGTGAGATGGCAGACACGCTTAAGAAAGATGTGGAAATCTTGATTGAGAAACTTGACAAATTCCTCGAAATCCGCTTGACAGCAGAAGTCGACGAACTTCGTGAAGACGTTAACAAAGTCAAGAAGAATGAATTTGGTAAGAGAGTGTTTGAAGCATTTGTTGCAGAATTCCGTAAGCATTACACAGGTGAAGACTCTGTGGAAGCTAAGCTTACAGAAGCTGAACAGCGCCTCGAAGACGCACTTACATCTCTTGAAGACGCAGAGAAGAAGATTGCTAAGATCGAACGTGCGGATAAAATCCGACAAGTCCTAGCACCTGTCTCAGGTCGTACGAAAGAGGTAATGGAAGCAATTCTAAAGAATGTGGACACTCCACTTCTTGAAGAAGCATACAAGACCTATATTGGTCGCGTGGTAAAAGAAACATCACAAGAAAAAGATACAAAAAATACCTCTACCTCGGAGAAGGAAACTAAAGTACTGGCTGAAGGTGAGAAGAAGGAAGATGCAAAGCCATTGAAAGGTGGTAAAGCAGTAACAGGCGACACAACAGAAACTCTTGAAGAAGCTGCAGAGCTTAACAAGGAATCTGGAGTGAAGTCTTCAATTTCCGTCGAAGAAAAGACAAGACTTCAGCGTCTTGCTGGTCTTGTTTAAGTAACACTTTAGCCCTACTAAGGAGAAATACAAATGGAACTATTTGAAAACTGGTCTGAGGTAAAAGAAGCACTCCTCGACGGTCTCGCAGGTAACAAGAAAGAGATCGTTGGTAAGTGTTTGGAAAACCAAAAGGCTCACATCTTGGCAGAAACAGCTGCCGCAGGTGCAGTGGCAGCCCACGATATCGCTGGCTTCCGCAAAATCCTGATTCCGATGATTCGTCGTATTATCCCAGGCACGATTGCAACCGAAATCGTTGGCGTTCAGCCAATGCAAGGTCCAGTTGGTCTGGTCTACACGATGCGTTATCGTTATGGTGAAGGCGTCAACGTCCCTGGAGCAGGCACACCGGGTAACCCATGGGGTGCAAACCCAGCAGGTAACTTCGGCAACGTCAGCGCAGGCGATGAAATGTTTGGTAACAACCCAGTACTACGTCAGTTCTATTCTGGCGCAGCTGGTGCAGCAGTTGGTGACGGTGGTGCAGCACAGCCAGCCGGCGCTAGCGGTATTGCTAACGCAGCCGCAGACGAAGCTGATATCCAAGGAAATGCATCACGTGGTTCATGGCCATCAAGCCTACCATCATATGACACATCCCTCTTTGGCCCATACGGACCAGACGCAATCGGCAAGTCATACGCCGGTCGTCTATACGGTGGTTCAGGTTCCTTCATTGAAGGATCGGGTGGTCGTGTGGTCAAGCTTGAAGTCGTATCACAAGCTGTTGAAGCTGGAACACGTAAACTACAAGCAGGTTGGACAATCGAAGCAATGCAAGATCTTAAGGCACAACATGGTCTAGATCTTGAAAGCGAACTGACACAAGTTGTTTCAGCAGAAATCGTTCAGGAAATCGACTCAGAAATCCTGTCTGATCTGTTGGCACTTGCTGGAACAGTTGCAGCATTCGATTATGCAACAATCGGCCTCGGCCCACAATACCAGCCAGCGTATCTTGGCGATCGTTTCGCAAACCTCGGCATTATCGTTAATGCAGTGGCAAACGAAATCGCTCGTAAGACACGTCGCGGTCCTGGTAACTTCGTAGTCGTATCACCAATGATCGTATCGCTCCTACAGAGCGCAAGCAAGTCGGTGTTCGCACCTGCTGTTGCTGGTTCGTTCAAGGGTCCAAACAACACAATGTTGGTTGGTACACTTAACGGCACGATCAAGGTTTACAGCTACCTGTGGAACCAAGTGTCTGGTCTAGCTGGAGCAGTTGACGACGTAATTCTAGTCGGTTACAAAGGTGGCAACGGTGAAACAGATACCGGCTACTTCTACTGCCCATATATCCCACTAATGAGCTCGGGTGTTGTGATCAACCCTGTCACATTCCAGCCAGTCGTCTCCATGATGACTCGTTACGGAAAGACAGCGTTCACGCAGTCGCAGACGTCGTTGGGTAACAGCGCAGACTATTATGGAAAAATTAATGTCCAGAACTTCCAATTTGCGTAAGCAATTTGGTGGTTGTCAGACTTGACAATCCAGTAGTTGAAGAAACAAGAAAAGCCACCTTCGGGTGGCTTTTTTGTTGGGGCAATATACCATCGATCTTCGAAGGTTGGATAAATATCGTAAACGGAGAAGAGGCAATGAAACTCGACGTTGAAGTTTTTGCGATGCTCGAACTATTTGCGATAAATATCCCAACCGGAGAAAACGTATGAAACTCAAAGAGATCTTAACCGAAGAAGTTGTGTCGCCTGGTTCTTACGATCATCTTTTGATTGTTAAAGCGGTTGAGAGCTCTTTAAGAGATCCAAACCTGACTTCAGTGATGAAACATAACTATCAACGCATCTTGCGGTACCTCAAACGGTCTTTTAAGCAAAACGTTGATCAGGTAACTGATATCGAAGACCCAAACATTCGTGAGTTTGGTGAAGCTCAGAACCTCTTCAGAAGAGGTGCCTGATCAAGACTTAGATCTGTTTCTTGCCACCTGGACAAACAGAAAAACAAAGTTTCCCTTATTTTTGAACGGTATATTCCTGTGGAGTGATAAATATCGTAAACGGAGAAGAGGCAATGAAACTCGACGAGGTCCTTTCAAATTCTAATGTTCACGTTGACGAGAAAGGTAGAGAGTGGGAGATAGTAGCTCGCCATCCAGGTGATGGCTCAACACACCTACCAACATTTCTGGCGACGTGGGTCAACAGAGTCGGTTATAAGAACGTAGCACTATTTGTGCGTTTTCAAAGCGGATTGATCGATCTAACAAGTATCGACGGACCGTTCTCAACGCCTGAAATGCGAGAGGCGTGGGGCAAAGAAAACGGCTACAAGTGAAACTCAACGAAATCGTTAACGATAGTATCGTTAACGATAGCCCCTTCATTCCCAATCCGTTCCGTTCATCCCGAGAACAACGCGTGCTATTTCATGGTACTCGCGTGGAGTTCAAGTTGTTCAACCGACCAGGGCAAGGAATATATGTGACGCCAAGTGCCGCATGGGCGGAGAAACACTATGGCACAAGAGTGATCGCCTTGTATGCTAACGTGACAAGGAAATACGAACCATCAGAAGAAGAGATTGGTCTGTTTTACGATATGAACTATCCAGAGATCAAAAAACTACTGCAACGATTGTCAGCGCGCGGCTACAATTGTATTATGTTTGGTGGAGAATCTGAGTCAATGGTGTTGTTCAACAATATCGAACTCGTAAATGCAGATGATGGAACCCCGCTCTAAATCATAAGGGGTCCCGCACCTCCTTTTATGCCTAAGACCCTTGAGACTGTATAAATATCCCAAATGGAGAAGACGCATGAAGCTGTGTGAGATACAATACAAGGACATTGATGACGAAATGGGCACAGGGTTATCGACGTGGGAAAAGGCGCAGAATGCCAAGGAACGAAACGCTGAAAATCAGCACCTCGCTTCTGAATCAATCCAACAGCTTGCCGACGATATTAAAGCAAGAGTTGTTAGTGCGTATACAGATGTTCGAGTGTTTGTGAACTTCACAAAGCATAGTGCTGCTGTTAAAGTTGGTGGTGTAAGACAGCGAGACTTAATATCACGTGAGGTAGCAAAGTTAAACGATGAACTGTTTACCGAATACAAGATTCAACCTCGCCGTGTAGGATCATCAACAACTTCAACAATTATATACCACATACCATATGATATGGAAGAAAATGAAGAACATACCCCACGCAAGTTTCGTCGCAACATGCGACGTGCGTTTGGAAAAACCGTCACAGCAAAACCAAGACGAGGTAGCTTTAGGCCAGATCTTTCAAAAGCCAAGAAGCCGACAGACCTTCCTTCGTTAGAATTGTCTCACCTCAACAGGGTGCGTCAAGACCGGAAAAACAGAGAAGGCGCATGAAATTAACATTCAAACAATATCTTGAAGGCAAAGAACAGCTTCGCGCCGCGATCGCCAATACTCCTACAACCATTGTAGAGTATGAAGTTCGTAAATACTGTTCTATCTACATTGGAGAATCAAAAGACGACGGCAAGATCATTGGTCTCAAGCCGAAACAAAAGTTGATTGTCCAATGGAGATATGACAATATGGATGATCCAACACCAGATCATGTAAAGTTCGTTGGTGTTGCAAATCTCAACGAAGAACAACAGCCAGTATTCTGGTCAGGACAAAAGCTTCATAAATGGTTAATACGACACACAAGAGAGGAAACGACTCATGGACACAAAATATAAGCTAATCGGCGGCGCGCAAAAACGAGCAGAAGACATTCAGCAGATTGCTGAGAACTTCAAACAGCTTGCGACTTCTATCAACGAAGATCCAATGGCTCTTATGGAAGGTGCAACTCAAGTCCTTGCTGGGCTAAAAGCTGCAATGGCTGCTGGACAGCCGCTCACCAAGCTCGGTCTATCGCCTGCAAGTCTTGCTGGTGTTGTTGCTGGTATCAGAGTGCTTACACGCGCTCTACCAAAAATGAGCGATCCTAACAAAAAGCTACGCGCGTTGAAGGTTCTTGGTGATCTTAAAGTGGGCGACCAGATGTCGCTCGGTTCCACGACCGCAATTGCAAACCTTGCTGACAAGGATCCACAGCTTGATGAATTGCGTAATGCATTCAATCAATACGGACAATCGAACCAACCAAATGCACAGCTTCTCAAAGTGCTCGGTCAACTTCAAGTAGAGATTGATCAAGCAATGCGCGCGGCACAAGCGTCAGGGCAAGAGAAAGGAGACCAGGCGGCGACGTCAAGAACAAATCCTGCTCCAGCTCAAGCGGCTGGACAACAGCCTGGTTCAACGCCTCCTCCAGCAATGGCTTCGGGCACTGTTTCAACGGTTGGTCAGACTGCGGGTCGTTAATTCTCCCAAATCGCCTGTTGACTTCCCCCGTTATTGGGGGTATAATACGTCCATTAATACTATTGGGTGAAGCGATTATGTGGACCACCGCGTGGACGTTTATCGACACGTTTTTAACGAGTTCTGCGCCG